GTTTCGTCACCCATGCCACCTCCGCAATTTTCCCGTCATGAACGTGTCAACGTGGACAAAAGTCCTGTATAATCCCAGCCCGCCGAGGCAGGATAAGCGATGCTCGTAATGGGCCTTCATAATTAAGCGGTGTAGTTCCCTTGCTGTGATTCCCCGTGGCACTAAATCCGCCGCCCTACCCTGAACGTGCTGGCTGTCCGGCACTCCCCCGACCCTGGCGTTGTGTTCGGGGCACCTGTAACCGGAACTTACGATCAGCGGGATTTCGAAGCCCTTCTCCCTTGATGCGAATGTCCGTATCTGCTGACAGAGGACAGGGAGCCGGGGATCTAATACGAGTTTCCCGCAGTGTTTACACCGGAACTCGTCATCCCGGAAGTTGGGCGTGACGCTCATGACAGCCTGCCCTCCACGTACTCCCGCATGACAAGGGGTATCGTTTTTCTCAGCACGGATTCGTGGAGCGAGGCAATCAAAGCAAGCCTCCAATTGAAGCCGAGCAGGTCAGGGGCAAGCCGGACAACCATCCTTGTCAGTCCTTGATAGTAATAGGGTGAGGTCGCCCATTTGCCTTGAAGCCCCGCAATGTAGCCCCATACGTTGTCGGCGTTGGCTTTGGAGACGGGATAGAATAAATGAATCAAACGGGCATGGTCTTTGAGGTATGTCTCAAGTGAGTCATAGAATCGGAACGCAAGTTTGTAATCGGCAAACTGACCGCCCGAATATTCCTGCGTCTGCAAGTTGACGCACTTTCGGGTACTCCAAGGTATCCTTCCGTCAAGCCAATTGTTGCTACACTTGATCCCGCCGAGGTTGTAGTTCCCCTTCCCACAGGTATGGACATAATGGCCTGTCTCGTGCGAGGTTTGCGCCGTCACGCCGAGGGCGTTCAGGGGTGTCATGAGTTGCCCGCCCTTATTCATCATCTTGACGCACTCAAAGACTTCCTCTGCCGTTGTCATCGTTCACCCCTCCCCATAAAAAAACCCCCTTGCGGGGCTACTTTGTTATCTCCTTGATTATGGGTTCTACTACCACAGGCTCCAGTTTCACCCTCTCCGCTTCGACAAGGGTTGATATCTCTGTCGGTATCTCCTTGCCTGTTTCAATCTTGTCCTTGAGGGCGATGATGGTCTTGATAAGGTTCTCGCTGTCAAGGATGGAGGATTCTCTCGCAACCACCGGAACAGGTATCCACGACTCCGTCGCCTCGTCCCAATCGTGGCTATAGTCAGGTCGCTCGTAGAATGCCTTCGCCTTAACCGTCCACGCCCCGTCAACCATGACGGGAATATGGAGGTCATCGACTTTCGGTAAGGGGTGCTGTTCCGCAAAGACACACCCCTTCGGAGGTTGAAGGTCTTCTAGTTTCACATCCACATCGGAGTGAGAGTAGAAAGACTCAATAAACCTCCCGTCCTTGCCGTACTTGTGCAGAAGAATATCCATTAGAATGCACACCCCATTCCTATGACATTATTGACAGTCTCCACATACGGTCTCAAGGCACAGGTGCATCCTACCCAATCATCAGAACCAGACCCGCCAAATGCTCCGGGGTCTACCTCTCCTGTATTCTCCCAAAGTTTATATGCAACCATCGCAGTGCTATAATTTGAGCCGTTACTCTCGTAGTGTGATTTAATCATTGTGAATCCACTCGGAGCAGAAGGACTAGACACAATGTCATCATCAAGGAACCCCATTGCCAGTATCATTGCTCCGTTTGTCTCTGGTGTAATAGCAGGGGCATTTGGCATTCCCGACGAACCTGTGGTTTTGGTCGGTATTGAAACATCCAGAACATTGGATGGGTCAACTCCTCTAACGGCGAAGCAAATGCCACATGTATATTGAGCATACGTATATGTCAACTCAACTTCCGTAATGGGCGTTGCCCCCATTACTTTGTAAAACCATCCAAAATCTACGGCAGAAGAACCCCCCCTCCCAGTCTGTCCTACTTCAAATCCAGTGGGGGCCTGTGGTGTAGTGTTCCAATCGCTAAAAAGCATAACAAAAACCACATCATTTTCCTGTAACCCTGATGGTACGGACATTGTTGTTCCAGATGAACCCTTAGTCGTTGGTGTTCCGACAAGAGAGATAGCCATTAGACTTCCTCCCCCACGCTACCCCAATAGGTAGTGCCATCGTAGAAGAAGGAAACAATGTAGTTTGCGGAATCCGTGGCGAAGTCCGGCGTTGCCCCCAACCATGTTACGGCGGCAGGCCATGTTATCGTTACCGCCGATGAGTGCTGTGTTATTTTGAGTATCAGCGAACAAGCACCGCCGGGAGCCGTGAAGGTATAGGTCGGGTCAGTGGTCGGCGCAACCGTCTGCTTGTTCCCCTTGCGCCAGTCGATAGTTGTTCCGGTGGTGTTGTTGACCAAGGTAAAGTGGGCATTGTTGGAGTTGAAGTCCACCTGTTTGTTATCCGTGCCGAACTCATACGTTGCTGATGCCGTCTGCGTGAACGTCTTCCCGTTGACATCAAGGTTCCCACCGAGTTGCGGAGTGGTGTCATCAATAACATCGAAGGACTCAAGGTAGGTTCCCTCATGGTCGTGGTCTATAGGCGAGTAGTCCTCATTGTGGTTATGGCTAATATCCGCATAGTCCTCATCGTGGTCATGCTCTATGTCGGCGTAATCTTCATCGTGGTCATGGGCTATCGCTGAATATTCCGAATCATGGTTGTGATCTCCCTGAGCAACCTGAGAAGAGCCCGTCCCGACATCACCATTACCGTTAAGGTTCTCATAAGTCACATCGCTCGAGGTTATGTAAGTGGCAGAGTGCTTGTCATTTCCATGACTCGTAGGTGTCCTCGCATCAGACAGTCTCGGATCATTACCCTGACAGACATCGCCGGCCGCTGTGCCAAAGTCCTTATTGAATGCTGTCCCTTTAGTGGAAATGACAGGCTCGAAGTCCGCAACCTTGCTCCCGGAATCCTGAATGATCTTGCCGGACGTCCCGGAGAATGTGGCAAGGTTCCCGGCGGTCGCACCTTCGGGGCCTACTACGTCGCCGGAACCTTCGCCCGACGCCCCTTTGATGTTTCCCTGCAAACTCCATTCCCCGGAGATCTTCTTGAATACATCCCACGAGGTGGTGTTAAGGTAGAAGTCCCCGTCTTTGCCTTCTGTGGTCGGGTCAACTGCGTCGGACAGGATGGTAGCCCCGTCAGTTCCGTCCGCTCCGGCATCCCCATCGTCACCAATGAACTTCATGGCACCTGACCATGTGGATTCCCCATCGGTGGACACCCTGACATACAAGTCGCCTTCTGTGTAGGTCTCATGCCACAGGGTTGCGCCGTCGATGGAGTAGTTTAACACCACTTCAGGAGCGGAATCACCTGTGGCCCCCGTTTCTCCTGTTGCCCCCGTGTCACCCTTGAGTGTAGTCACCGCATCCGCAAGGGTTACAGTGTTTGCGTCATCCTTGGTGAATACTATGTCGGAGCCAGAGAAGGCGGCGGATATTATGGAGGCTCCCGTAGCACCGTCAGTTCCGTCCGCTCCGGCATCCCCCTTGAGCGTAGTTACGGCTCCTGTCAGAGTGACGGTAGAAGCATCAGACTTGGTAAAGACAATATCTGTTCCCACAATGGCAACGGAGGCAATGGTCGCTCCAGTAGCCCCTGTTTCTCCGGTTGCCCCCTGTTCACCCTGTTCACCACGGATATACCACGCCGTCCCCCACGTGGTTCCTTCGTCTGTAGAGAAGCGGACATAGTAGTCATTAGAGGTAGGGGTAGTGTGCCAGGATTCCCCATCAACGGAATATTCGACCTGTACCTCCCATCCACGAGGCCCCTGCAATCCGGGAGAATTGGACGGCCTTATGACAGGCGTAGGACTCATTATGGCTTTGATTACAATGTCGCTCACCCCGTCACCCCCTTACGCTCCATTAATGTCAACCACGGGGAAGTCGCCCGTCATGATGAGGGACACATCGCTATCAGGGTCGGTCAGTTCGATGATGTACTTCTTTTTCCCCACGGACAGGTTGCCTTGGTCGTCACTTGCGATAACGATAGCCACCGTGCCGTCATCACCAAGGGTTATGTCGTCATCGCCGGAAGTCCACGTATCAAGGACAGCGGAGTCGTAGGAGTCCATGACCTTGAGCGACATAGAGTAGCCGGTGAAGTCCAATCCCGCCCCCGATACCTCGTAGGTGAAAGAAAAGTCCCAGTCGTAGCCGAGAATCAGCGGAGGCAAGGTGTAACGTGCAGGGTAGAGCATTTACACCACTCCCTTTCAATTAAAAAGCCCCCTTTCGGGGGCAGTCTTGAACTATTCCACGTCACTCTCCATCGCCTCCCAATCCTCCGGTAAACCCTCGCCCCATGCCAGCCTGCCGTCCTTGAAAAACTCTGACCAATACGCTTCGAACTCTGCCATGTCCTCGTCACTCCAAGGGTGGCATTGGACGTATCGCCCGAGTTTGTCACAAGGTGCGGACACAACAGGGGCTTTCGTCAGTTCTGCCTTGATAGGAACGCCCTTCTCGTCACGGACGAAATCACCCCGAATGTGGCAAGTCCCGATGAACGGGGTTTCCTCCCTAACGCTGTCGAAGGTCGCCTTGTCCCTGTAAATCAGTATCATCCTTGCCACCCCTTTCCGCATCAAAGGCGCGCTGAATCAGTGCTTGCCGTTTCGTCTCCCGGTCTTTGACGAGTCTAGGACGCTTCTCGAACTGCGCCATCAACTCTGCTTTCATTTCGCTCATGCGAGTGCCACCCCCCGTGAGGCGAGTAGGGACTTAACCGCCCAGTATGCCCTCATGTATTCCGCGTCGGTTAACATGCGGTTGAACATCTGGGAGTAGTAAAAATTCCCTTTGAACAACCGGAATTGAGCGCTTATAGGGTCTCTGAAACTGGCCCCGATCCGAAGCCCTGCTGTCCATCGAGTATTGGATGTAACTACGGGAATAGTCTGCACCATCGCCCCGCCCAGCATCCGATCTATTGCTGTACCGAATCTCATGCCCACTACTACAGGTGTATTTATCGGAAACACTGTGTCTGTCACAGGCTTATCAGGCGTCGATTCGTACGCGTTAGAAACGAGGTATAGCGTTCCGCTTGTGACGTACGAGCCTAGAACGTACCCCTTCCCAGTTGAAAATCCGATATCCGATGCAACAATATGCGCTGCCCTTGTCTCTGCTAATTTACACGCCACCAGCCATGTGAAGTGGGCTGTTTTTGTCACTGGGCACTCAACGTAATCGTCTGTGCCATCAAACACCAGCGCATTGTCACTCCACGCAGGGTCGTTGCTGTCCTCGCCCGACGTGGAGCCGAGTTGACCGTGGTTGCCACGGCCTGAGAAATCCGTCAGCACCTGCCCCGTAGTGCCGGTGGCAATCTGCCTGCCGGGGTCGTAAAGCGCCACCGTGCCGGGGATGGAGAGGATTTGGCGGAAGGGGGAAGCACGTAATTTATGCCTTCTCACGAACATGGCAATCCCCCCTAGAGTGCTACGAGTTCCGCTTCAATAGTCCTGTCGGCAGCCTCACTTGATCCCATTGCCAGTTTTACGTACTTCAGACCGGACAACGCTTCCGCATTGGCATCAATACTAATGAGCCTTGCCGCTGCTACGGTCTCCGATACTGCGGCGTTGTTGGCGTAAACGGCGTTGAATGTGCCGGTAGCCGTCTTGCATTCCCTGAACGTGATCGTCGTACTCGTCAAAGCGGCAGGCATACGCAAGGCCGCTATCCTGTACCCCGAACAATCCACCGCATCGGACAGGTCATCATCGTCTGAAATGTCGATGGTGAAAGTGACCGTCTTGTAAGGCACCCAATCTTTCAGCGTGGAACCGTCCTCATCCCTGTATCTCACATGTTCCTTAGCCATCATAAAAACCCCCTTCTAGAGTCTTCTTGACCCAATAAAAAAGCCCCTCCGAAGAGGGGCCTCGCTTGTTTTGTTGTGGTTGCTTACTTCTTGCGCCAGTAAAGAACATCCGATACTCTGAAATCCTTGTCGTCCCGCCACCAATCGTATAACCCTTCCGCCGTGATCTGTGTCTGTCTTGACGGGAACGGGGTGATGTAACCCGCCGCTTCGTAACCTGACTTCAGAATGTCAAGCCACTCGTCAGAATCATCCCACTCTATGACGGCCTCCTTAACGTCCTTTATAAGGTTGCCCAGGCTTTTGGTGACTTCCGACACAGGAGTGAACCTGTAGTTGTAATTCAGCAAGGCATAGGATGAAATATCTCTAACGCCCACTACCGGGGAAGCGATGTACCCCAACATTTCAAGAGCCGCCCAGGTAAGCGGGTCTTCGTCATCATCCGGCCCCCTCATGGTCATAAGTTCACCCAACAGGGCGGGAGCGATAACCAGATAGAAAGCCGCCGCCGCAACCTTCATGGGCTGTACACCCTTCAATTGGGCATACTTGACCTCTGAATACATGAGGTTATAAAGGACGCTGAAGAAGGAGTAATACATGGTGAACAGTTTCTGAAACTCCCCGAACTGGTCGCCCCTCTGGACTGCCGCCAATGAATAGGTATGTCCTGATCCCTGTGACTTCCTGACCATCCCGTCTGCGTATGCCACAGCCCTGTCGCCGGATATCCCCTCACTTAAGGCTTTGGTATAAGCGGCCTGCCATGTCGGGACCGATACCATCATGTCAGCCCAACCTATGGCATGGAGTGCCGCCACGTTGACCTTCCTGACCAGTCCGTCCCTGCCTATCATCCTTTCAAGAGCATCTTTGGCATCCCTGTCGAACCCTTCCTTACGGTGTCTCATGAAGTCCGATTTAGACAGGGTATCGTTCCACATATCTTGCGGGTTGCTCATGAAATCGACGAGGGATATAACCATCTGCCCCGTGCCCACAAGGTGAGCCGAAGTGAAGTAACCCAGGAACTGCGCCACGATAACGGATGCTTTGAACCCCATAGCAACTATCGTCGCTCCGTATCGTGCCTTCTTGATGGCGGCGGCAAAGGGGTCAAAGAGATCCCGTCTTGTTGACGCAACCGCCTTGTGCCATGAAACGAACTGTCTGTACCCGTCCAGACCGAAAGCGTCTATAACGGCATCCCTTACCCTGTCGTGCCTGAGTATCTTCCCTATGTCTATGACTGCCTTCCGGAACGCAAGGTCGTGAAGCATGTCTGCAAGGTGTCTGTTGAGAACGTTGAACCCCAACCTCAAGGGAAGTCCAGTTGTTTCAACCGCTTCCTTCGTGTGCCCCTGATTCGTGTGTCCGAAAGCGGAATACCCCTTGTTGAAACTCTCATGCAGTTTCTTGTCGGACAGTTGAGCCGCCTTGAATGACTGGTTGCTGTCATACGCTATGGGGTAATACCCACCCCTTAACACTCCGTACTTCGTCTTTACGGGAAGTACTTCCTTCTTTCCCGGGCGGAATCCCGCCGTTTCGACGTGCAATTGTTCAATGGCAGGCCAGAATGTCTCAAGGTGGTCCCATATATCCTGAACGACCTGCCAGTCCCGTTCATCCAGAATATCAAGGACTTCCCATACCTGCCGTTCCGTCCATCCCCATGTACCTTTGGGATTCAAGACCCTCTCCCTGTTCTCTTTCGCTCCCATGTTCAAAGCAAGGGTAAGAACATCCTCTTTGGTCAACTCCTGCCCTATCGCCGCAAAGTGCCGTCTCCGATGCTGCAGGTCGTGCCACTCATCATCCGAATAGACGGACAATATCTCGCGGAGTTTCCCGTAAGCCTGTTCCTTCAGAAGGGTCTCCGTCTGGTCGGCATCGACGAACACCTGATGAATGTACTCCTGCCACGGGCCTGTATCCTTGAAATCATCAAGTACCCTGCAAAGGAACTCAATCTTCAGGTGCCATGCGTTGAATGCGCCCAGCCAGTCTTTTAACTGTTGCCCTTTCGCAGGATGCAATGGACGCTTAGGTTTGCCCTTTTCCCCTATCGCCTTTTCTTTTGAGGCCACAAGCATATCTACCGTAGCCTCAAGGTCTCTTGCCGTCTTGCTTGTGAGAAGTTTTCCCTTCAAACGTCCCAGGTGGATGATGTTCGCCACGGCATTCGCAAATTCATGCAGTTCCTGAACGGTCATATCCTTTACATTGGTCTTGTATGACTCCTGCCTTAACCGTTCCGGAATAGCCGCTACCAGACTCTCGTCTTCCTGTCCGGAGATCCATGCGCTCAACTTCTTTATCTCACTCAGTTTTTTGTCGGACAAACGTTTCATTGACACCCTTGCGAACAAAGCGTCCAACTGGTCAAGGTATTCTATGGGCAATCCTTTGGGAGGTTTCTTCTCTAACCCCCTTAGTTTCTTGGAAATCTTGTCGATAGCCGCCTTTTCCTTCATAACCGTTATTGCCATCTGGTGATTGACCAACTGCTGTTCCTTGAATCCAGCCGCCGCTTCATAGTCGCCCTTCTCCATTGCCCTGAACGCATCCCTGATAGCCTTCTGCTCAAGGCGGAAGTACCTTCCCACATTCAGTTTATCGGGGTGCATGGAGGCAACCGCTGATTCTATGGCAAGTCTTACCGCTTCCTTGCGCCTTAGCGCATCTGCCCTTTCTATCTTTATATTGTCCTTTTCAACACCTTGCGCTATCTGGCGGAGAATGCTTATCTCCGCAATGATGGTATCAATACGTGTCCCGTTCCTTATCTCACGTTCCGCCTGACCAGCCATGTCTCCGCCCTCTATCATGGCATTCCAGTCAGATACCCTTGCTTCGGTCAGTTCCTTGATCTTCTGTCTTTTAGGCTGTGCTTCCAGAATATCCCTTATCATCTGTTCGCCGGAATTGTAGCCAAAGAACTCCGCCGCCATGTCAGCGTTGTACGCTCCCTTTTGGGACATTATCTTTTTCGGGAGCCTGTTCGCCACATCCTCCCCGTAAGCCATGACGATGACCGCACGGTTCAGTTTAATCCCGCCATCTGATACAGGTCTGGACATTTCTTCCAATGCCCTGTAAACAGGCATGTTCTCAACTTCCCGTGTCACCTCTTTACGGGCATCCTTCAACTGCTGTTTCTTGAGGTTCTTCCATGCCTTCTTTGTTGTCCTCATGGCCTTATTGAACAGGGAACGCCATGCCTCTTCGTGAGCCTCGTCAGCGGTAGCCCGTTGACCCTCAATAACATCGTCAGGAAGCATGTCCGTTCCTATCGCCTCAAGGAAGGAATCATACCTGTTGCGGGTCTCCGCCTCCGTGATCTCTTCTTCTGTCGCAAGCATCCGGTCAAATACCCCGCGTATATCGTCGTTCATATCCACATTAAGGTAACGAACATGAGCATAGATGCTTGTGAGCCACTTCTTGAACGATTCAAAGGCTTTACGGAGAGCGGATGACGGAGCGTTCCCTTCCATTAGATATGCCTCAAAGCCACGGGCAAACTTCTCGTGCTGTTCATTGGTCAGGGGTTTCCCTTTTTCCGCACCGAGCCAGTCAAGAATAGTCTCGTAATCCCTTACGACCCATGCAGGAGCGTTCTTCTGTCGGGCTATCTGTTCAATATCCTTCAGGAACAAATGCCCTGATTCATGGAGGAAGGTGGACATATCCGATGCCTGAATGAGGCGTATGATAGCCCTCGTATCAGACAGGTCGATGCTGCCACGGTTCTCCTGATAGTACGTGTTCAGTATCTGTATAGCCTCGTCATCGAAAATAACGTAGTTGTAGGAGCCTTCACCCTTTGAGCGTGAAGTCCCGTCAAGGTACTTGATACCCTTGATGCCGAGGGAGTTGAGGTATTTGGATGCGGATTCTTCTATGTTGGGTGTTTGTAACCTATAGGGATTACGTTCATCTTTCCCCAGTTCCCTGTAAAGAGACTGCCCTGATAAGTTTTCTCCAGGCTTGCCTCCCCGAAGTCTTGCCACATCTTCCTTATTTAAACGGAATGAAAAACCATCAGCAGTATCAAGGAAATATTTAACAAATTCTCCGTCATCCTCTATTCGGAGCGTTGACCCGTTGTTTAATTTTTCCCCATTTACAGGTGGTTCCATCTCTTTTTCTGAATAATTAAGAGATGCCAACGCTTTCCTTACATTCTCACTCTGCTCGCTCAACGGCTTATCCCAATCAAGCAGGACATCATCGTTGGGGATATCCACCTCGTAGAGTTGACCCGATTCTGTTAATTCAAATCCTGATTCTTGAAGATATTTCAATTCCTTTTTTATTGATTTTAAATTCTCTTCCTTGTCCATTAGGACACCTAATTCGTATGACTCAGGAGAGTGTGTATTAGGGTTCTTTATGGCATTATTAATATCTTGTAAAGCCTTGCGATAATTGAACTCATGGTCTTTGAGGATGTTTAAAGAAGATTCTTCATCGCCGTCTAAATTAAACCAAGAAGCACCATCAGTGTTTTCCTTGAACGCCCACCCATTATTTGTATGTTGGTATAAATCGCCGTTCTCATTCTTAAGCCAAAACGATTCTTCTTGTAATCTTTCCCTATACCACTCCGCTACATCCTTCTCCCCTGCGAAGTACAGTCCCCATCCGTATGCCTGTGCACCCTCGCCCGTGCCGATGTGGTCAAGCGTGAACTTGTCGAACCTGTGTGGCGAACCGTGATAGGCAGGCTGATGATAAATATTCGCATCGTCCGGGTTCCACGTTCCCTCGTTGTTGATGGATTTGATCTGCGTGGGGGAGAAGACGGTATATTCGGTTTCAACACCACCATCTGTGATGATTACTCCGTCGTATCCAAGGTTTTTCATGGTATCCTGATTTACCCCACTCATGGGAATATCCTTACGCTCAAAGATGTAGGGATTTTGCATTGTTAAATAGACTGAGTAAACCTGTCTGCCCCAGCCATCCCCACGTTTTTGCTGTAGGTTAATATACGTGTTTGCCCTATCTGGATTAGGAGTGAAGTAAAATCCTCTCCCTGCTTGTCCTTGTTTCTGTTTGTTGGTATCAAATATTTCTATACCTTCTGTAGCACTCCCGTGATACACCACCAACGGCTTGCCCTCTTCGTCAACGACCTTCGAGTCACCGAACCATTTGTAGAAGTTGTCGTTCAGTTCTATCGTGCCATCCTGCCCGTAGGTGATGCCGTCCTGTGAATACTGCTTTACCCGGTCGCCCACCAGGAAGCGGAACAGTTCATTATCGTCCTCCGCACCCGTGAAGTTCTCTAATAACTGTACTGCTTTGTCGAGGTGCAATCCGCCTTCCTTAGCAAACATCTTGGGACCTATCGCCTTACGTAACCTCCGCGCTTCTTCTATACCGAAGGTGGCGACAATGGACTTGTAATCAAGTCTTCCGTTCTTCCGTATCACATCAAGTGCATCTTTACGCCTTGTTTTATCCTCTTCCATAAGAGAATTGATTTCCTCAAGGTAAGCCGCTTCCGCCTGTTTGGATGATTCCGTATCGGTTACTACAACACCCTGTGTACTCTCCTGTGCCACCTCAAAGTCGGCGGGATCAAAGCGTACCCCTTCCGCATCCGCTATTTCAGGACGTATCTTCGTTCCCGTCTTCTCCGTCAGTTTCGGAGAATAACCAGTTATGCTCAAGCCCACTTTTGCAAGCCATCTCATAGGTGAAATACCCAATGCCTTACCCGCAACCACGGAACGTGCCTTTATCACCGATGCGGAACGTTCCGCTTCCTGTGCGCCCATGCCTGACGCTATGAGTTGGGTCTTGACGACCTCTCCCACCTGTTCAGCGGAAGTCCTGACCGATTCGTCAGCATCCATTGCAGACTGTGCCTCGTACCATTCACCCTTGACCTTTTCCTCGAAGCGGGACATTTCCTCTTTAGCCTCGTTGACAGACAGGTCATCCTCATTGACCGACATATCATCTACAAGTGCCTCGAAGTGTCCGGACGGAGCAAGCCTTTCAATGGCAACCTCTATGGGAATCTCAACCTTGCCGCCTGTCGCTACCGCTTCCTCATAGGATGTTTCCACTCCAAGTTCACGGGCTACCTCAACGGGTGTGGTTACAACCTGCCCCCCCGAACCCTGGAAATATTTCTGGAATGCGGTCACGGGAACATATACCTTTTCCACTCCGCCGTTCTGACCTATGGACTTCACAAGGTGGCGGAACTTTGACGGGTAACGTTTCAGAAGTTTCGATTCCTGCGCCGTCCCGCTCAATTCTTTAAGCATCGCCTGTGTTTTTGTCGCTTTATAGGCGTTCCACGAATCAGCGGTCACGGTAGAACCTGCGCCAAGGAAGCCGAACAGCAATGCTGCGGGACCAAACTCCTTGACGATCTCCCATGAACGCTCAAGGGATTCCTGACCTGTCAGCGGTTCTATATCCTCATTGCCTGTTTTTATCCTTGCAAGTTCACGCATAACCAGGTTCACGTTCTCCTGTGTAACTTCCTGCGCCGTCTCTGCAACTCCGGTTATGCCCATCCTTGTTGCCGCCGTTGTGATGGCCTTCCTGAATGACTGTTTCGCAAGGAGTTTTTTAACCCCTGCGCCCGTGAGTGCCCCGATAACCTTTCTGCTCCCAGGGAAGGCCGCCATGAGAGTACCTATCTGTGCAAGTTCTATGCCGCCATTAATGCCACCGACCATGAAGGCTGTAAGGAAAGCGGTTTCAGGATCGATGCCGGATTCCACATATTCAAGGAAGGCCGCACTAAACTCCTGAGAAAATACCTCCTTGAAAGCCCCTGCAGAAGCACCCGCACCGAAAGCCGCACCTATGCCGGAAGCACCTACAGCAAGACCTATGGGAGCCGAAGCGGGAAAGAGTGCGGTCATAACGGTCGCCGCAACAGCCGCCCATCCGCCCTTCTCCAAACCCTCCATGCCTGCCTTGACGCTCTGCGCCATAAACTCTCCGCCGCCATAGAACGCCTTCTGGAAAAATCCTTCCGTCTTCTGTTCCTGCGGAAGCCCCATAGCAAGTTCATAGACCTGCTTTAAGGTATCCTGGTTGATACCGTCTTTTGTAAGTATTCCGGATATCTCCCTGAACACGTTGGACTGTTGCCACCCCTTGTTCCATCCTTCTACGGCAAGTTCCATCATGGAAGCGTTCTCAAGGTCATCGTGAGCGATAGCCATGTTACCGGGAACGCTGAAGAACATGGATGAAACAGGGGCCTTCTCCGCCATGTCCATCAGGGCAGGCGGGAGAATTCTCTTCTCCGCTTCGCTTTTAACTTCGGGGTCTTCGTCTATCATCCATTGCGAGATCCCCGTCTTGTCGGACAACAGCATGTTGGAGGCAACAGCATCAGGGTTGCTCCCCGACGTGTTGCGGTACGCTCTTATAAGGTCATCATGCAGTTTCGCCTTGTCCTCAAACCACTGTGTTGACTGTTCCTTGATCTCATCACTTTCAACAAGGCGTTTTTCCTCTATTGATAGCGGTTCAAGTGTAATATCCTCTTTGGGAGCATCATGAGGTATCGGGACATCAGGATTAGAGAACCATCCCAGACCCGTAGACTTCTCATCAGGTTCATCTACAAGTTCCCCTGATGCTATGAGTGACTTCTTTTCCTTTTCATTCAGCGGAACTTCCTCTATCCGCATCACCATGCGTTAGTCCTCCTGCTCTTCGGGAACAACCTTTATCTTGACTATCTTGCTGCCCTGCTTCATGTACCAGAATCCGCCCTCAACGCTGAACTTCGCATCAGGGTATTTCGCAAGAACGGATATCTTCTCGTTGTAAATGTCGAACCCGTGAGATTTCTTTTTGTCAAAGGGGCGCAAGGTGTCATGCACAACGTACTCCTTTATCAGTTTCTTTGTGATATCGATGATCTCCGTTTCTGTGGGATTATCCATACCATCTACAATGTCGTTCAAAGCCTCATTGAAACGAGGTTCCACCATGTGTATTTCGTCATCATCAAACTCCTGTGCCAGAAGCCCGTGGACATTGCTTTTTATCCGGGTAAACATTCCAGACTTCGGATCTTCGGGATTGGTTTTCCATATCTCTTTTAGATTAGGCTCTGTGAGTTTCCCTCCGTACTCCATTGCAAACTCCGTATATGACTTGAACTTGCCGTCTTTGACCGCATCGGACGCTTCGAAATAAGTCACGTTGTAATTGGGGTCATCGGTATCTATCTTCAACGTCCTATCAAGTTTGCTGACATAGGTATAGAGCGAGTCCTTCACGGACGAGGGAATGTTGAGTTTATCAACGTAGGCAAGCCGTTCAGACGGACTCATGCCGTCAAGTTTTTTGGCGTGGGAGTCGAACAGTCCTACCTTCCATTCACGTTCAGCGGCATCCTTTTCGGAGAACCTTGTCTTGACATAGGAGACAAGTTTGTCCTCTTTCTCCCCTGAATAGTTCTTCCGTATCCAGGCTATTGCCTGTGATTCAGAAGAGAACTTTCTTACTATGCTGTCCGTCTGTTCCTGCGCCCATACGGTCATTTCAACGTTCTTTATGGACTTTTCTATCTCATCCCTCACGGAACCCCTTATCTCATCCTTGTGTCCCTCATACCACGCACGCGCACCCTTGCCGTCATCACTTGCAAGTATCTGCTGAATGACGTTCACATGAATTCCGGAAAGGTACTCTTCCTTCTTGAGCGTGATCGCTTCTTCGGGGAGTCCCAGGGTAGCGGCGGCGACGGTTATCTGCTCAAGTCCTTCCGACACGGAATTATTGAACGCGACCATGTCGGTATAGTTCGCAATGGCATCATTGGCGGACTGCGTTATGAGGGCGGCTGTTACTTCCCTTTCGTACACCCTCAACTGTTCCGCTTCATGCCGGGAGAGTTGATCCCGTGCGGTCTCAAGCCGCGTGAACGACATATCATGGAAATACTTCTTCTGCCGTTCTGACTTGAGTTCGCCGGATATAGTGTCGTACATCTCCCGCAGCGCTTCGTCACCGTCACGGTACAGGTCAACGGCGTTCTTTCCCCGCCTTGAAAAGAATCCGTTCTCCCCGTGAAGCGTTCCCCTCATCTGCTCAAGCAGCTTGGCGTAGGCTTCCTTAGCCGCCGTCTGGTCAACCTGCTCATAGAGTTTCAGGGCAGTATTGCCCAGTGAATCCCCAACAGACATGAGGCGGTTGCCTGCCTGCTCAACGGCACGACCGACACCCGACCCGAAAGCCTCAGCATCAACCCTGGGAGTTGGTAGCGGCCTTAACTGTTCCTGCGGTGTATATCTGGGCACCTGCGGCATCTACATCACACCCCGTATTTGTATGCGTACCACTTGTCGGCGACCATCCCGGCTCCGGTCAGCAAATTAGATCCCGCGCCGAAATATCCCGCCTGACGAGCGTTGGAGGCTCCCGCCTTTGAGATGCTTGCCTGCGACTGATACCCCCATGATTCCCTCCCGGCGTTCTCCCTGATAGTCCATGCGTCCATCTCGATTGACCTCTGAGTATCCGCTATAACGTCCATAGGGGAACCCGTTGAAAGATTTACGCCTGAAGCCCCTAAAACTGCACGCTGACGCCCCTTGATTCTCGCACCCTGCTCCCTCATCAGTCTTTCTTCCCGTGATGCTCTCCGTTGAGAATCAGCATCCTGCACTTCATATATCTTCGCCTGTGCCTCCATTGCCGCACCCTGTGCCTGACCTTGCTGATAGGCTCCGTAGGCGGACGTTACGGCACCAAGACCCGTCATCACAAGGGAGGCGGTCTGAAGGGAAGCGGCTGTCCCTGCGGCGGCTGCTCCTCCCCCTGGAGTGAGTGCGGCAAGTGCCGTGGTTATGAATTCACACATATCATTTATCGCCTCTCTTTCGTTCTATCCTGTGAAACGGCATCCCGAACGGTCCGAAAGGTTCAGGCTCGAATACCCTGAATCCCACCCATTTGGCCCACCTGAGCGATACCGTGTTGCGGGCGTCTATCCAGTTCACGAGGGTGGTATAAAGATCGTGCATGTTGTCTATCCAGTATTCCCTACCCTCTCGTAAAAACCTTCGCCATACCCTCTTGTCCCGTATCATGTCCGACGCGAGCATCCACGGCATCCCTACAGGAGAGAGGATGTTCAGACCGCCGACCCCGAACATCCCTATGCACCTGTCGTCAAGGAGTATCGACCAGGTGACGGTCGCCTTTTCGTAGGATCTAATCAGCGCGTCTTCCGGGGTCGCCTTAGACGAAGCCCACAACTCATCCACATCGGCCTGTCTCAACCCGATGGAAAGGAGTTCGTCTATATGTCTTCGCCTTGCCGTGACTACGCCGTCCATTATTTCCTTCCCGCGTCAAGTTGCGGAGTGATGGCAAGTATCTCCATAGGCAGAGGTTTTGACTGCTTGATGTATATGCGCCCGTTCTGCTCCCACCCCGTGTCCATCAGTATCCTTGCATCCCCCGTGTACAGGTCGTTTGCACAATCGGGAAGGGGTTTCAGCCTGTCCGCATTCGGCCCCACCTGGATACCCTGCGTTTCGTAAACCGATACCCACACGGTGTTCACAAGTTTCGGCCTCGTTATGATAGTGCCGTTGTTCGTCTGTACCTCTATCCCTAGTGTCTCCACAACACTGTCATAGGGTAAGCCAACCTGTACTACCGATGCTCCGGTGGTCAATGTTATCTGTCCTGATGCTACTGTCTTTGTTCCTATGTATTCCCCATCGGCAAGGACTGCCACAGTCTGACCCTCAAGGTGTGAAAGACCGGATATCGTGGTGGCCGCCGCCCCGTCATAGGTCAACCCGCTGTCAACAAAGAAAGCATCCTCAAGGTCATCCCCGAAGTCGCGGGTATGCAGGCGTTCTATGTACCTGACGGTTGCGCTGTTGACCGTCCTCTTGACAACTATCCATACCTCGTCCTCGTCTGTTCCGGGAATGACGCAGACACTTTCCACTTCCGCACCCGTCCCGGCAACGGTATGTTCCGTCCATGCGAATACCTCATGTTCCTGCAGGTATGTGAAGGAGAGCAGTTTGCCGTCATCCCTGACCATCCAGATGACAGACCACGGCTCCTGCTGATAGGCCATGTCGATGATCGTGTAGCCGTCGAAGTAATGCTGTGAGAGTATCGACCTGTTCAGGGATGTGAATACATCCTTCTCGTAGGTGTAGGCAAGTTCCCTGATGGTATTTCCCTTCCTTGCACAGAAGAGGATGGAGTTCCCTATCACTAGAGGCTGAACCTTGTTCGCACCCCTTCCCTCCTGGAACCGTGCCATGATGGACATAGGAGTAAGGACTTCATCGCTTCCGCCAGTAATGCGCCAGACACTTCCAGAGGTCATCACTATCAGGTTGTCCAGAGCGACGATGTGTTCAATAGCGTTCATCTTGGAGGAGTCGAGGGTGGCTGACACGGCATCGTCATCGACAAGGGGAAGGCTCGTGCTGAAGTCCACGTAGTCCTGTGTTTTAGATCCCCATATCGTTTGCGGTTCTTCGGGTGTTCCGGCAAACCACAGTCTGCCGTTACCAAATCCGCCCGTCTTAGGGTATCCTGGTGTCGTTCCCCATGCGCCGAGTGCCCAGTCGTTTGTTGGCACGCCAAATTGCGTCATTCTTTTGTAGACTTCAGCCCTCACAGACGTTGCTGATGAATATGTTGTTATTTTAAGATACGCATTGCGATTCTCGCGAATCTGACGAAGTGTGTACCTAGAATTACAGGTATCACCAGGAGCATAAAATCTTATCTGAGGAACTACATTATTATAATCCTCACTTCTCAATGTCTCGGTATATGTTACATTGGCCGTGCTATGAGGAATAGTAAACAAGGTATCCCAATTGGACCCACTATCTATACTGTACTGAACTTCCCATTCATTACTACTTGATTCGGCATATCTCCATGTAAGTTCAAATTCTCCATCTACACTATACGCAGATGATGTGTACGCAGAGTTTGCATCTATAGTTCCCCCTGCAATATTCGAACCAGGAGCCGTGTATCTTATCTTTATCCACCTGCCAACATCGTTAGCCGTGAAGAGGTTGTCACTAGACGTGACCGTGACCGTCTCCCCGTAAAGCCCCGTAGAACCATCATAACTTGTGACCGTCAGGGTGTGCGAGTCGTCATCGTTATTCTTCATGAAAGGCCCGTTCTCCCAGTCGAAGGTGTCAAGAGTCCATGTTGTATGAGCGGAACGGGTTATCGTTCTCGTGTCGTATGAGGGATGGAAGACATAGAGGGTGTCGGCAGACTGTTGGAACCGGAGGTCGAACAGGACGCTTTCAGGCCACGGGGTCGCGATCTCGTAATCGGCATCGGCTACCCACTTGTCCTCCCATGATTCACCCGTTCCAGGTTCGGTCGTCGCCCCCGAAGTGTGAGCGGAAATACACCTGTAGATCACATCGTCATTCTTCACGAAGTCCGCAACAACGTAGCCAGTCGCTGTCGCCCAGGCGGATGTAGTGGATGTGGTATGGACTACCTGCCCACCGTCTTTGAAGACCCTCATGTAGTAATCCCCGAACTCAAGGGTATATGCCTGTGTGGTCGAGAACTCAAAGGAAACTACCCTGACCGCTTTGGACGAGTCCTTGACCGTGCCGATGTACTCGAACCCCGGACGGTTGATAACGCCACCCTGTGGAAGGACGATGACATTGCTCCCCGTCCGAAGTCCAAGGTAATACTGGTTGAGGTCAGTCCTCTTGTGCAGTGCCGGAGCGAGTACCCCTGCGGCAAATGATGGCCTGATAGGGTAGAGGCTCATGGTATTACGAAGTCCTCCGGGAAGTCAGTGCGTCAGAGGTGAAGACGAACTGCCTGTACCCTTCCGCCCTGGACGCGACGATGGCATGGTTTATGGCGTGCTGATAGAGTTTGAACATGGTGTCCTTCGCGTCTTCCCTCTGCGTCAGCGGATAGGCGATGTCATAGGCAAGCCTCAAGGCGAAACAGGTTACAAATTCAGGAGGCCATATGCCTACGGTATCTACGACATAGGTGTACCTCGCTACCGCATCTTCCACATTGCACCAGATGAGAAGACCGTCCTGCGAGTCGTTGAGTCCCACTTCATACTTGATCTTCTGTCCCAGAGTCCCGGCTGTGTCGATTATCTCCCTGACCATTGCACAGTCATCGGGGTACGTGTATGCGTAGTCCCACATGTCGGACTCTTCGGTTTCATCCTCCGTCAGGTCAACCTCAAGGGACGCGAAACGCCAGTCCGCCGCCCGGAGTGTTTCACGCAGGGAGATAGGCCAGTAGAGGTTTATGAGTTCAGCCTCGGTTGACGTGTCCGTATCGAGATCCGTCAGGCTCATCCCCGCAAGGTGGCGGAGGGCGATATTGGCAATATTGGTTTTAGTAAGGGCTGAATACCCGGAACTGCTCATGATTGAAGCCCTCCTTCAAAAAAAGAAGGGGGCAAATGAACGCCCCCTGTGTTGTTATTCCCCTGCTCCGTAGTCCTCTGTAGCCAATACGGTGCTGACACTGTATGCCCTGCCGTCAAGGGTGGCGGCGCAGACATAGAACGCGGTCTTTGAAGTATCGGTTATCTCAAGGGTGTATATACCCGTGGCAAGAGGCTGTACCAGGAGTGCTTTCTTTGCAGTGAAAGTCGCAAGGTCTGCACCTGATTCGGCCTTTGCCTGTACCGTGCCGGATGCGGTAGTACCGGTCAGTCCCACCCCTGCATCACTGTCGGAGAGCCACACCATGAACGGACGTGCCCCGTCAACGGTTGCCCCTGCCGCGTCCTTCAGGGTAATGGCGACCTCGCAGACGTTCTCCGCCCCCGCAGTAGCCTCAAAGGTGAAGGATGCAACGATGTCGTCGAGTTCATTAAGTTCAGCGGCGGTCGCAGTGACCTCAGTGCCTGCATCAGCCCCAAGGTAAAGTGCCGCCGTGTGGAACTCGTCAAGTTCCTTGTTCTCGCCAAGCACAGCCGCCTTTGAAGCAACGGCAGTACCTGCCACCGCTGTATCGAGAAGGTTCAACTCTGCCGCCGTTGCGGTGACTGCCGTTCCTGCCCCCGAACCGAGTTTCAGCCCGGAGTCCGCTATGGAGATAGTGTCTATGTTCTTGTTGGCACCGACAATGACCGCCTTTGATGCAGTAACCGTCCCTGCCACTACATCGGTCAGGTACGCTACCTCATCGGCATCGACATCGGTCAACCTTTTAGCGAGAGCCGCTCCGAACTTGTTTGCCCTTCCTACAGCCATTTATTCATCCCCTTCCATGAGGGCAAGTATTTCCTTCTTCGTCATGCCCTCGTCCACTTCAAGTCCCTGCGCCTTCGCCATCGCAAGAAGATCGTCATGATTCATCCTCATGGATGCTTTGACCTCATGTTCAGGCTCTTCCTTAGGCACAGGTTCCGGTTCCTCTCCCGGCACAGGCACAAAATGAGGCGGGGGGGAAACCCCGTCTTCGAACCAACAGAGTTCCCCCTCGCGCCTTCTATGCTGTCCCGGAAACTGGCATTTCCGTGTGCATAGGTACTGCTTCATAACGCGTTACCCCTATGCGGTTACGTTGGCACTCTGTGCGTCGAGGGTGATGTAAGCGTCGAATATCCCCGCCGTTGCCGCTTCGGTGCCGATGGTGTACTCAAGGTTCAGGTAACGCAGTCCCGAAGGTACGCTGATGGGAACCTGGATCACGTCGGTTCCTGCACCAACATCACTGCCTACGGATATCTGCTGTGAGCTCCACAGGTTGACCGCCCCTGCGCTGAATGTCCCATCCGCATCTGCCTCAAGGTCGAAGTCAAGGGTTGCGGTATCGTTTTCCGAATCAAATGCAGTGGTGAATACGATGTTCAGGTAGACCACCCTGCCTGCAAGCCTCCCTGCCGCCTGAAGGTCGACGTAATTGGTGCAGTCGTGAGCAGCGGCAGTCCCGTTTGTCCCGCTCGAAAGATCAAGAGCATCCGCAAATTCCAGGTCGCTATCTACAAAAGCCATGTCTGGTCACTCTCCTTTTCAGTTTCTGTTAAGCCCACTAGGAAACCTGGGACTCGGTGCTGACTATCGAGTCACACTGTTTGACCGGGATGCCGCGGAAGAACGTGGTTGGCCTTCCGGCGTAGTCGTTGAGTGTGAGGTACACGTTGTGTTTGTCCTCGATCATGATGTCCAGCCACGTCTTGACAGTCCGGCTCACGTAGAACACGGGACGGCAGGCGTTCTGGTTCGGGAGAAGATTCTGCATCTGGATCATGTACTGGATTAAATTGATCGAAGAGTCGGAGGAAGCCCCATAGGTCGCGAGTGCGGAACCGTCGATGTTGGCGAGCCTGACGAGGTAGCGTGCGTCCTCAACGGCAAGGCCGGATTCCCACACGTAGTGAGTCCTATAGCCCTCGTACCAGCCGTTGGTCGCGTCTCCGAGAGTGACCTGCCCTTTGTCCTCCATCACGAGTCCTGCCTTGGAAGCCCGTGGGAATATGCCGTATATCGGCCCCCAACCGACAAGGAATATGGAGGTGCAGTCAGTCCCGTCGTCAGTCCCGCCCCCGTCGAGTACGTAGGTGCCGAGCGCGTTAGTCCTGACGGAAAGGCCGTTGAACTCCTCAGGTGCGGTCAGTGCGTTGCCGTAGAACAGAGTGTCAGCAAACTCCTGGGACATACCCTCAAGGTGCGCCTTGTCCTGTCCTGCCCTGAATGCGGCGGTATTGCCGTTCAGGTCTGCGATCTTCTTGTCCACCGAGCAGTAGGCTTCGAGCATCCCGCAGGTCTCGTCTATCTGCTTCGTGGTCGCCTTGGTGTCGGTGACACCATTGTTCAGCTTGCGCCATGTCGGGGTAGGAATACTTGCCCTCTGGATGATGCGGTGTCCGGTAGGAAGATTGCCTTCCTTCCAGGGGATGTCCTCGATTATCGGGTTGGTCTCGTTAAGTATCTCCGCGACAGGCCCGATATTGCCGGACGGGTCGAGCATCTTCGCTACATCGATAAGGTTCAGTTTGTTCCCTATTTCTGTTGCCATCTCAGATCACTCCTTTTCAGACATAAAAAAAGACCGCTCAATGGCGGCCCTCACTTGTTGCTATTTGTTTGACTCACTTCATCCGCTTATTTCGTCTGATACCTCTTCGCCAGTTTCTGCTCCGCCGTCAGGTTGGACTCGTCATCCGCCTTGCTCCCCCTGCCATCGACCCACTTGTCATCACCCATGCGAGTGCCCAGTTTCCACAGGTCGCGGATCAATTCAGGGTGTGAGGTGAAGCCCACGGAATCCAGAAGGGCAATGGTCTTGTCGGAGAAGACCTCGTTCATCGCCTTGCTCGCAAGGCCTGCGTTCTCCTTGAACGCCCTCCCCCCGTATTCAGCATCACTCTTTGCGTCGGACTTCCACTTCTCCACCTGGTCGGCGTATGCCTTCATCTCGCTCTTGCGGAGTTCGACATAGGCATCGGTCAGTTTCTGCGCCTTCTCGTTGCTCAGTCCCATCTCCTTGAAGAGCGGTGAGAACGATTCAAGTGCTGTCTCGTCCATCTCGATACCGTCAGGCAGTTTGATCTCGTACTTCTCCGGCACTTCGGACTCTTTCTTCTCCTCGTCCTCGTCCGGCTTCTCTTCGTCTGCCTTCTCGCCCTCTTCAGGCTCCTTCACTTCCGCTTCGGGTTCCTTGACCTCTGTCTCGTCAACGGAAGTTCCCCGCTCTTGCTCCTCATCCGGGGTAACGGTGTCATCCGTTCCCGAAGTCAGTATGTTGTCCTCAGGCATGATCTCTCTCCTTTTGTTCGGATTTGTGAAGCAATAAAAAAGGGCGGCCCTAGTGACCGCCCTGTCTCCCGGCATCCCACAGAACACCGGGGAGTATAGTTGCGACTGTTTTGCCAGGCGGGGACAGTCGCCACCCTTTATTCGACTGTTGTGCCGGCGG